TCCTTACCCACATCAGCAATCAGATCATCAAAACCATTATAAATATCCTTATGATCTTCTGCATCAACAAGAAGATAACCAAAACAATCGTTCTGATTACAATATTTTGTCACAATCTTTTTTGCTGTTTCTGTGGCAGCAATATCGCAATAGAAGAAAGCAATTTTACCATTCTTCTTGGTGTGATTCCAGTAGTATTGACCCTTACCAGTTAAAGTCTCATGGTGAATTCTATCAGTAAGATAAATCATTCGCCTAGAACGATAACCAGCAGTTCTATAATTGAATACATAAAGGTTCTTACTTTTACCGAACTTGTATTCAAGATCCTCTCCGCTGTTAATATCGTGAGTCTTGCCATTAGCATCAGTCCATTTAGCACCAACACCCCAACCACCAGCAAGATCATTCATATCATAATAAGTGCTGATCGCTTCGACCTTGGTTTTAGCCTGAGCAATTTTTTGACTAAACATATCTTTGAGTTGAATAAAAATCTCTTGGGTCTTTTCTCGCAGAGTTTTTACAACATTCTTGGTATACTGCAAACCTTCTCGACTAACATCCATCTCAAGTTCGCCAATACCAAAATCCAACTCAAGATAAAGACCATGATTAATGACTTCACTAACAAAACTCTTCCACGAAGCAATATCGGCCTTATTAAAAGCCCTATTCCACTTGGCAATATGATCTGGAGTTTCAACCTTTTCTTCTCCAATCAAATTCTCAGCCTCAACAGGATAGGCAATATTACCCATAATAGCAATCACTCCACTATTAATGCGGTGATGACCATTGGGAAAAATATTATTGTTATTGAATCGACAAACTCTCCATCCATCACCATCAATCACAACATTTCGACTACCATATTCTGACTGAAAATCAAAGTTAACTCCACCAACAATTGTTGGCTTCATCTTGAAGTAATGGAAAATTCTAATAGCCTTTTGGCTGAACTCATAGAAATCGTGTTGCTTAACAGCAAAACTAATCTCAAGACCATTAGGCTCATTTGTTTCGCATGAATGAATAAGATTCAGAGTGGGAACACCAGCGTCATCAATAGCGGCAATATAAGTATATTGCGTACCATTAAAATAACTAGTAGTAGTGAAACTCTTGGTATAAGCAAAAGGACTCTTAGACCCTAGACCAAGACAACCCACAAAATCATTACTGTCATTCTTGTTAGACGCACCATAGGTTGTATACAGATGCTCCATATCCTTCTGGCTAAGACCAGTGCCATAATCACGCACACTAAAATTAGGATCAGCAGCGGTTGGCAACTTTACCAAAAAAGGACGAGGATTTTTAGCACTAATGTGACTATCATAAGCATTAGTGGACAGTTCACGAATAACTGCCATTACCTTGTCAGAATAAAGAGAATCCGACAAAATCTTAAACATTTTGCTAGTTTGTGCGATTGTGAACTGATTCGCACTATTAATACCAGAACTATGAACCTCAACCGTCCTATCTGCCAACTTCATTTCCTGTTCTCCAAAGTGTTGTAATCGTTCCTGTGATATTCCGATTCTACCACAGTGTTATCGGTTGTCAAGAGGCACGAACTTTAGACTTTATGCTGTAAAACCCTAATAATCCAGTAACTATTCCTATGTATCTAATTGGGCCTACGGGTAATAAAAACCACCAAACACCAACAAACATAGTCAAAAAACCTAGTATCAAAATTATCCATTTTGGAATAAATGATATTTTAGATAAGATAAAACAGATGGGGCCAGAGAATAACACTATTAAGAATATTAGTCCAGCCATTAATGCTAAACTAGCCATTAGTTTTCCTCATCATCTTCCCAAAGTTCATCATCTTTGGGAACCCACGTTTCATCCTGATCATATTCGTAATCATCATCTTCATGTTCCTCATCCTCAGCCAACATAATAGTAAAATTATTGAGTATTTCTAATACAGTATCAATTTTAAATGCCATGTTAGTTACTTCTTTTTTAATATCAGAAATTTCTTTAGCCAATTTAGTATTATACTTGTATAATTCTACTATTTCCCGAGATATTGCTTTGTCGTTATCCATGAGATCTTTATTATTTCTATCAATCTGTTTGCTAATTTGGTCGAGATCTTTTGACATTATAATCTCCGGATTAGGAGTTTTTATATTCTTTTATATCGCCATTTTGTCTAATTTTTTGATCTTCGTAAACTGAACAAATACGTCTATAAAATTCTTGTTTTATATTTTCTAATACACCAGTTATCATAGCAATCTTATTATATGATGGAGAAGCCATTAGTCCTCCTATAATTCGACTAAATGTATAATTAATTCTGCCAAGATGACTAGCAATATCGTGTGGATTATTCAAACTAGTCTTGTTGTTGCGAATAGCCGTAATCATAATTTCTATTGCATAGTCTAGGTCTGGTCTTTCTTCTTCACTAATATAGGGCATAATTTAAATCCTCACATGAACAAGCATATTTTAAACAATAGGAGCATTTTGGGCCAGGGTCAGGATTGCCCCAAGCATTTGATAATCCATCAAAACTTTCATGGCCCGTATCAATGCAGACTACTTTGTTTCGTCTCCCTCTTTTTACTAGTCCAATATTGTACCAATGACAATCCCAAAATTTTAAACCAGTTTTTTCATTAATAGTTTCAACCAACTTTTGAATCTGTTTCATACTAACAGTTTTATTGCTACAAACCTTGGCACGTTCTATAATGTAACCCCAGTCACTAGGGTGATTAAAAATTATATCTCCATCTGGTGCAAATTGTAGCCGACAAACTTTGCTATAAATTTTTGGTGCAAGATCGAATTTCTCTAACTGTTTATGATAATTATAGGACTGAGATGCTCTTTTCTTAGATCTAAATTCTTTAAATATCAAGTCTGGAAAGTATTTTACTGGATATACTTGACAATATCCTCCTTCATCGCTCCAATTACTATAGTCTATTTTATATTTAGACATTAGAATTATCTATGATTGTATTACCCATAATTTCTTGAGCAATATTAATCGCTTCATTTAAGTTTAAGGTTTCACAAAGTCTGATTGGACTCTTTGGAATATCAATCCAATACGATCCATATACTCCATAAAAAACACCACCAAGAGCATGATCGTGCATAAGAAAATCTATTTTGTCATGAAAAACATCAAAATACCATTCTCCATTCTCATCTTGAATTTCTTTAATGGTATCTACAATGAGGAATCTAAAGTTAGGATGTTTAAAGTCTTGATGACTATGAACGATACCTCGATAAAATCTGTTAGGAATACTAACCATTGGGTTTCCTAAATTTGGCGTAAAAATCTTTAAACTCTACAATATAGGGGGACACAAATTTTATCATCAGTATAGGGATTGTCTTGAGTTCTTAGATCGTATAAATCTCCACGATCATTTGTTTTACCCCATGCTACTGGATATTCAAAACATTTCTTTAGTCGAGATAGTTCTTGTTCACAACTTAACCATCTATTGTTATCTTCTTTCAGTTGTTTTAATTCTGTTTTTGCACTATTAACAACAGAAAGATCAGCACCATTTGCCCAAGCAAAATCAATCAAAAATTCGATAGGATCAGAATGTTCATTCATATAATTATTTCTTATAATAGGAGTGGTGGGAGTCGAACCCACACTGTACGGATTTTAAGTCCGTTGTCTCTGCCATTGGACTACACTCCCAAAAAAGTAACCGACTATAATAGTTTTGGATTGAGGTTGATTATGTTGTGCCTCTACCACTAACATATTATAGTCGATTACAAATTAGAATCAACTGTTATTATGAGCCTTGAGGCGACGAACAATCTCTGCCATAGCCTCAACATTATCTACAGTCTTTGTGGGTTTGGCACGTTCCATTGTAGGAAGTTCCTCACCCTTCTTAGCCAGATCAGCCTTGACTCTGGCATAACGAGCCATCGTACTAGCAACCTTTTGACCTGTCTTACTAGAAATCTCAGCATAAGTCTTGCTAGAAAAAACAGCCTCAAGAAACTTCTCATCACTACAACGAACCCTAGTCTGCTTCTCTACGTTAGTAACCTCTGCCATAATCAACCTCCAAATCTCTTAAAACCAACTTACTTCGCGGTTTCAGTCACGCGACTGATTCCTACCGCGTTGTATCTTCATTATATCCTTTGTATCGGCGTTGTCAATAGCCAGACTTGAATTTTTTGTTGTTCTACCAAAAATTCTTTCATAGTTTTTATCCCAGGTTTTTTGATCAACCTGACTTTTACGACGCCTTGAACCTTTCCCGTTCTCGCTCATTTAATTCTCCAGTACGAAAGACCAGTATCGGCTATCTTCTTTTTTTTGCAGAGCATCCCAGTAGATTGATCGTGCAATATAGGAGGGAATCCTATGCTTGCCACAATTAATCATCCAATGACGTTCCATTTTCTTATAAGTATCAATACCACTCTTACTTTTATTATACTTCAGATGTTCCATATCGTAAAGACGAAGTTGATGAACATCTCCGCACAATACTCGTGCCTCATTAGGATGAATCATTTCAAGAGCAAAACTTACCTTAGCCAAACCAATACCATTAATTTTATTTACAATAGCATCTCGCTTCTTAACGTGACCCTTTTTAGTAGTAAAATAAAAGTCTTTAGGATTGGCCCAAAATTTAGTGGCAAAATCCCAGATATACTTAGTACGATTATTGTGTAGACCAACTCCACTCCTGTGAAGTTTTTCTCTCAGAATATTTTCATCATCAACCCATTCACTAAAATTTTTGATAGCATTATATCCTGAGCAATTGCCCTTCCAAGTAGTATGCACAGAACAATAAGCAAATAGATAGCGACGAAAAATATCTTCTACATTTTGTGGACGCACACTTTCCCAATATTCTTTGTATGCTACTACCTTATCTCTTGGAAAAATAGCAAAGAAATTATCGGCTTTACTCTTATCAAGAGTTGTATGCTGAATCGGAATCACTGTGTTTTCAACAATCATTTTAGTCTCCAATGGGTATGCTGTGATTCTACACTAAGAGTATCGGCTTGTCAAGGCCCGTTTCTTTAGACTGTTCTCGCAGCACCATGCAGAAACTTAAATGTTGGAAAACGCAAACTAATCCCGCCATCTTGGTTTTTTGTCTCTTCAAAATATTGAACAGTGATAATCTGTCCTAGAATTTTCTTGGGATTCTTGTAAAATTCTTGACGTTGATCAATAGCAAAACCACTACCTACCCTAACAATATTATCTTTATGCTTAATCATCACGCAGGAAAGCATAGTCTCCTCACATTCTGCACTATCCTTAACATATCGAAATGGCCCCATTTCAACATCTACCACTTCGTATTCATCATCAAAAAATTTCTTAACTTTCAGCAAGTCTTTACTACGCTTACCCTTATACGGTTCATCAGCACGAAGCATCACGCCTTCCCAACCATAATCATTACCTCGTTTAGTCCATTCGGCAAAATGATCATCGTCTTTAATGAGTTCTTGACCAAGCACACTAAGACAAGTGCAAGAATTGTTTTTCATAACTTCTCGCAGGTTATTATAGCGAATAGAATATGGACGATTCTTTTCACCTTTCTTACTATAAAATTCGTCATGAGAAATCATATCAAAAATCTTAAAAGATGGATTAGGAATAGTATGATCCTTCTTCTTGAGTTGTTTCATTACTCCTTGAAAATCCTCATTACCATCATCATCAACCAAACAAAGTTCACCATCAAATACTACATTAGTAATGTTAAGAGCCTTAATACCATCCCTAACGACGCCAAGAGTATCAAACTCCTTTCCTGTGCGGGAATAGAAGGTAGTATCACCATTAGAGTCAACAATCCCAATACATCTAGCACCGTCAATTTTTCTGCTAACATACCATCCATCCTTCCAATCTACAAGTTTAGGCTCATATTTATCTGCCAGAGCAACACTAAACTCTGGAATATGGTCAGGGATAGCCTTGTTAATAATCTTGTCACCAGCACGGGTTTTCAAATCCTTGTCGATAATACAATGGATAAGTTCCTCATATTCGGAATAGTGTTCGATAAAACTATTCACAGCAGATATAGCATCATGCCCCGTAATTTTACGAC